ACATACAGATGGTACGACTTATGGGATGATAAAAGCGACAAATTGGGGAACCGACCCAGACCTCTCTATCGCAACATATTATTATAGTGGAGGTTCTTATGTTCAATCTTTTGCGGTAGGTAATAATATTGGAGCATCAGAAGCGGCAAAAGCTCTTGTTTTAGGAAATCTTGAAGTAAAAGATGCAGCACAGGTTCCCAAAATATATTTTACAGGAGCATCTGGAGGGTCTGATACAGTAGAAGGTTATATTACAATGACCAGCGGGATTACTTCAATTATTAGTAATGTTGGAGCACTTAGTAATCAGTTCAAAAGCTTTTTAAGACTAACGACCCCCATTGCTTCAGGAAGCGTTCCTACAAGTGCTTATGGTATAATGAGATATACCACTGATGGAGCGGGTTCGGGGGCTGATACTTTAGCTTTCTTATCTGGACAGACTGTTGATGAGCCAGAAGCTGCTGTAGGACAATCTTCATTTTGGACTATGTTAAGTGAAAGTGATGGGGGTACTGGTAGTAGACTACATTTTGAACCTATAGTTGATTATGCAACATCAGCGGGTAACGATAACTTTGCATATATCGGTTATAATAACCCATTAGTAAGTATTAATTCTTATTATTTTGCTGGTGTAGGAAGTCTAGCAAACCCCCCATATCATTTTCAGGGTGATAATAATACGGGTATGTATAGAGTCAATGCTGATCACATAGGTTTTGCTTGTAATGGAACAGACGGCTTTCAGGTGAAATATAATTCTGCCGCTACAGATAATATGGACTTATATATAACTCCTAATTCCTCTGCAAGTACAAGCGGCAAAGAATATTTAATGAGAAGTACTAGTACAGGTATAATATATAGATATACATCATCTATACGATATAAAGAAAATGTAACTACTCTTACGTTAGATTCAAATAAAATTTATGATTTACGTCCAGTTTCTTATACTGAGAAAGGTACTAAACTTAAGGGTATGGGATTAATAGCGGAAGAAGTAGAAGAAGTTTCACCAGAATTAGTTGTGTATGATAAAGAAGGTAGGACAGATTCGGTTCAATATCAAGATATAAGTATATTAATGTTAGCCGAACTTCAAAAATTAAAACAAGAAATAGAACAACTTAAGGAGAAAAACTAATGCCTGATGTAACAGTATCATTTACAGATGCACAATGGACTAGAATTGTTGCGGCATCTTCATCCATAAAGAAACTAGATGATCCCGGAGATGTAGATGCAGCTTATTTGGCTACTCTTTGGAAAGCTCAAGTAAGTGATTGGGTAAAATATCACGAAAAACAGCAAGCATCCGTAGATGACTTCTAAACGTGAACAAATTATTCAATTACGTACAGAAAATCCTATAATACGCCTAACACAAATTGCGGATGAAGTAGGTGTATATAAATCATATGTTCATAAAGTTTTAAAGGAAGCCGAATTACCTACTAAAAGTATACTCATAGCCAGAAAGAATTTACCTAGACGCATAGATTGTCGGGCTTGTGGAGAAGATATCCCTAAATCTGCCACTCGTGCTGAACGAATACATCATATTCATGATGCTTGTCGATATAAATATCATTATATTCTAGTTAATTGTAAGTTTTGTAGGAAATCTTTTAAACGTCGAAGATGGCAATTAGAAAATTCTCCTAGTAAATATATTTATTGTAGTAAAAAATGTGTTTATAAAGCATGGAAAGATGAAAGTACTTACGATCTTCGATTAAAGGAACAACTCAAACGACGAGAGATTGACCCACCAGACCTTATATGATATAATTGAAATTATGATCGAAAAAACTAAAAATAAAATTCCAGTTCTTGATGTACGGGGGGAAATTTGTCCCTACCCAATGCTGAAAACAAATGAAGAACTTGATGATAATCTTCCCGGAGTTGAAATATTAGATGTTTTAACTGATCATTCTCCAGCCTTGTCAACAATACCTTCTCAAGCACTGAAAAGGGGTTATGAAATAGATATAGAGGAAATAGGTAACAGTCAATGGAAAATTCGACTCACAAAAAAATAAAAATTGATAATGATTTAATATTACAATGGGAACCTAAAATAAATAGAATGTTACAAACGACATCAATTAGGGGAATGGATAGAGAAGATATAGCACAGGAGTTACGAATAGCCATATTAAAAGCTGCAAAAGGATTTGATCCCAATAGGAAAGTATCTTTTCATACATATTTACATACTACAATGATTAATACGATAAGAACTTTAATTACAAAAGCTCAACGTCGTCCACAACCACAAAGTTTAGATGCTTTATTAGGTTATCAAGAGCAAGAAAGTACTCCATGGAGAAATTCAGGAAAAGCTTCTAAAGCATTATATGAGGTATTGTCTACAAAGTTGGATATGGATTCAAATTTAATGATAACTTCTGTTTTCGATGAACTAGCTTTATCTCCTGTAGAAGAAAATTTCCTAAAATTACGCATGGAAAATTTGACAATGGATGAAATTTCTGCTACATTAAAAGAATCTGCCTATAAAATTCGGAATAGAATAAAACAAAAATTTGGTGGACAAGCAGAACAAAGAGTTTTACTATGGTTAAACGGAACGGAAAACCTTTAAAAGAATATAATCCATATGAAGTAAGAGAAGCATTTAAATGGATTTATTCAAAGAAACATAAGAAGCCGTATTCAAATAAATATTTTGCAAAAAGTAAACTATCTGAAAAAATTGAACTTAATTCTGATCTTCAATTAATAAAACAAGCTATTAATAAATACAGTTTATTTAAAGTATTATCAGGACTTTATAACGGTGTAAATAATAATTCTGATAATATTACGCTTAAATATATTATTAAAGGTTTTGATGCTAATTATTACTTGACAAAACATAATGCAGAGATGTATTATAAAGTTATGGTTTATGGTAATGATAAAATTAAAGCGGTTTGGAGAAAATATATATTATTAAATTCTAAATGGCTTCCTACCGCATCATCCGAACAAAAAAGAAAAGAACTTAAAGCTAAGTTAATGGAGTGGGCACATGCCAAGACAAATTAGAAATCGAAAAGGGGGATTTATAAAAACCAATCCTCAACGAAAACAACTAAAATCAACTGATCTTATGAGTCGTGAAGCTCCAGAAGGTTTATTTAGAGTAATTTCTATACGTGACCAAGAAGTTTGGATAGAAGGAACTTTCCCTGATTTTTCTGAAGCAAAGAAAGTCGCTAATGATAAAGCAAAAGATGGCGTATCATGTTATGTTCATGGTAATAGCCCAAGAGTAATGTATATAGCGAGGTAAGTATGCAAAGTTTTGAATATATTGAATCAGGGGTTTTGTTTAATCTAACAGACCCAGCTAATTTTAAAAATTTTAGATATATCGCAAAAGATTTTGCCAAACACGGTGAAGTATTATCTTTTATTGTTAGTTATGTGGATCAATATAAAGAAACTCCGTCGCCAGCTACATTAGCTGAGAATTATCCTACGTTAGATGTTTCAGCACAAACTCTAAATTATGATTATGCCGTAACTCAATTTAAAAATCAGGTAATTTATCGAAAGATTGTAGGATCAATTCAGTCGCAAAAAGAAATATTAAAAGAAAATCCTACAAAAGCTTTATCATCTATCATATCTAATTTGGGAGATGTTGAAGTAGAGACTGATGAAGATGTATCAATATACAATGATGGTACATCTGAACGATTTGATGAATGGAAAGCACGTACAGAAAAACGTAAGATGGGAGAAGGACTAATGGGAATTCCCACCCCTTTCAAATCTTTCAATAGTACAGGAGTAGGGTGGCTACCCGGAGAATTAATTGCCATGTTTGCTAGACCAACAGTAGGAAAGACATGGATGTGTGTAGAAGCGGCGGCTACGGCAGTTATGAATGGGTATAAAACCTTATTAATATCTACGGAAATGCCTACCGCCGCAATAAGTCTTAGAGCAGATGTAGTATTAGCTAATAAAATGGGCTATAAATTCTCTCATAGTGCTTTACGAAGTGGTGATCCCATAGATGAAGATGGATATAAAAAATTTCTACGTGAACTTAATGGTAGGTCTTTATTAGTATGTGACCATATTGAAGGAGAACCTACAATTTCTATCAATAGTATTGCACGATTGATGAGAAAACACTCACCAGATTTTGTGGTTTTAGATGGAATCTATTTAATTTCCTCTGGAGATGGGAAAAAAGCGATGTGGGAACAATCCCACGCTTTATTTTATGGGATGAAAAATCTTTGTCTTGCAACAAATACTGCGATTTGGGTATCAACACAAGCAACTAGGGAAGCGGCTAATATGTTTGAACCTCCTAGAGCTGATCAAGTAGCATTTGGAGATGCCCTAATAAGAGCCGCAGATGTAGCTATGGCAATGTGTCTCATAGAAGATAATACGGATAAAAGACTTATTCAAATGCAGAAGTATAGAGATGGGGTATTACCATCTGAAGAATATTACTTGCATTGGGACGTAGATTATGGTATAATTTATGAAGATGATGAATTTTCAATCGTTGATGATGACGATTTAGAAGAAGGAAATTTTTAGTAAGGAGTAGAGTAATGGGATTCTTGGATTTGTTTAGAGCTAATGAAGATACTATTGTTGTAAAACAAGGTACTTCAAAAGGGCCTAATAAACCTAAAGTTGATATTACAGTTGGCGACATTAAACGTGGCAAGGTAGTTGACCGAAATGGTTACACAAGCGACATAGTGTTGTTCCTACGTAAGTCTAAAGGATAAAAGTGGTCAACTGGTCTAATTTATTATTAGATGCTGGAATAGATGTTCCTTTAGAACACGATCAATTTAATATTTCTTGTCCATTTCACGTAGATCAGCTTCCCTCATGTTCCATTAATGTGACACTTGGGAAGTGGATATGTTTTGCGGGATGTGGACAAGGTTCTTTAATAACATTTTTATCTAAAGTAACAGGACAATCTA